GTGCTCAGTGTGAATCCATCAATAGGCACTACTTTTAATCAAAGTGTCATGTCACAAGAATTTGAAAAGATTGGAATGATTTATACTGATGAAAATAAAAATAGTGTTTCTGATTTTCGAACTCTCTCAGAAGTTTCTTTTCTGAAGCGAGGTTTCAAACGGGACCATGATCTTGGTTTCTGGACTGCACCTCTGAATCCCCCATCGATCATTGAGTGTTTCAATTGGATTCACAAAACATCAAATGAACGAGAAATCATTGAACAAAACATTGAAATGGCTGGTCTTGAATTGTCCCTCCATCCAAAACAGTACGATAATATCACAAATAAGATTAAACTGGTCGTCAAAAAAAATTATAATTTTCTTCCAGTTTTTCCTGACGCTTTTCGTACTCGTGTCGCAATTCGCGACAACACTGCTCTTGAGTGCAGGGCAAATATTCAGTGGGTTTGACGTCCATTGGAGCACTACCGTGGTAAGGCACGATAAAACTCGTCAAATTTTGTACATACATTTTTATGCACAACGTGGTAAGACACGTAAAACACAAACACACAGCACTAGAACTTACTCTGTGACTATGGTGACCTATTTAGGTTTATGCTACCATAGGAGCAGTCCTCCTAAAACGCAAGTAAGTCTCGTCTCAAACCGTCAGGCTGCGGGAAAAGACGTATCTAAGCCTCAAGATAACATACAAGATAACAATCAATCAAATATAAATCAAAATAAACAAACACAAGATGGCCTAAAAGGATCAGAGACAATTGAACATGTAAATGAAACAGGGTTTTTAGAACAAGATATCATTACTAGTGGAGCTGGTTCCGCTTTTCGTGATATTGGAAGATTAACAACTGGTGGAAATCACAACGATCACGTTGTAGATTATTTGGCAAGATGGAACATCTATGGTTCAATTCCCTCAAATAATGTCACTACTATTTTTCCTGTAACATATCTAAACACAGACATTATTAAAAATAAGCTGCATGGTTCTTTTGGTCTCAATGGTGTTTTTGGCTGTAAATTGGTTTGGAACACACAACCATTCATTCAAGGTCTCGGCGTTTTGTATTATCAGCCTCCAGGTTTCATGGCCTATGGCCCATCAAATCCAATGTTTGCAACAGGTTGTCCGCACGTCATTGTCAACTTTTCTGAAACAACATCTGCAGAACTCTTTGTCCCTTACGTTGGAGAGACAAGTTTCTTTTCTACCGATAACTCTGATACACGATTTGCCCCACAAGTTGGAACCTTTAATTGGGTTCCGATTATAACAACACGTGGAGCAGCTGGTGATGTATCTGTTTTGATGAAAAGTTATTTGTGTATTCGTGAAGCTGAAACATTTGGTCAATTTCCAATGGCACCAATATTCGCTAATCCTCCAACTCGTAACGTCGAATTGGAGGCAAGCATTGCTCTTGAAGTTGCTGAAAGTATCAAGAAAAGTAAGATCGTTTCTAATGCCACAGCATCAATATCAAGCTTTCTTAACAAGAATGCAGGTGATGGTATTGTTGGTACAGCTTCACAAGTTGGGTCATGGGTTTTCGGTGGAGCATCAAAAATTGCTGATTTACTTGGCTGGTCAAAACCATATAATGTTGCAGCAATACAACCAGTTATGCAAAATCCATTTGCCGACACAATGACAGGTGATATGACTTTTACTGGCATAAAGTACGCAAACAACATTGATGCGGG